TGTTAATTTTGATGAAATCTATATTGGGGTTCCAGTCTGCTAGAGTATACCATTGTCTAATCCAGTTGATGGCAGGCGTAGGACCGTTCTCCTTTGAGACATAATGTTTGGTACTCTTAAATAGATTGTTTACCTTGTCGTCTGTACTGTATAAGTCGTGTCCTATGAGATATACTTGGTCTGGTTTCTCTCTCTCAATAGCTACATAACCTGCACTTGCACCACAAGCCCAACCATGGTCTTTTGGTTTCATAATATCGGACAATGATGTTGACTTATCATTCTCTGTAATCCATGATACTTTGATTGTAGAGTTTTGAATTTGTTTTTTAAACTTCTCACCATTTCTTTTTACCATGTCAACAATACCACTTAATGATGACCCATGCATTACATATTCTTTAGCATTGCCTCTTTCATTACTTACTAATACATCTTTTAAATGTTTCTCTGCCTCTATCTTATCCATACCACCTAGTATCATTTGTTCGTATGTCATGGCAGGCACTTTAGTCCAATCTCTTAAATAAGTTGGAATAATATCTGCTACACCAGCATGATATATCTCATGCATAATACCATGGTCAACAGCAGTAATAACATCTGGCATAAACTCTCTGTAGATTGCATTACATCCATAGATAGTACCATATTGTCGTAGATTTGCTAAATCAAATCCTTTTCTACTTTCACCATTACCAATTATAAAAACTCTTTTCAAATCCACCCCATTGCTACAAACCAACCAAATACATTTACTATACTAAAGTAACCAACTAACATTGTTGGCCATGCTAGTTTTCTTCTATAGTGAGCATACACAGCTGTTAAACTACCAATAAAATAACCTGGATAGATGTATCTCATATCAGGATTATCTGCTGTAAAAGCCATAGCCATACTTGCAATGACTATAAAAACAAAACTTACAAGTTCATAATAAAATGCTATCTTATCTGATTCGTAAGATGATAACCAAAATTCTTTAATCTTATTCATGTTAACCTCCAAAATAATGATTTAATAAACCAGAAGCATAAACAAATATTGCAACTGCATTTAAGAATATTAAAGCACGGTCATGCCATAACATTCCAACTATCAACCAACCAGTAACTCCTATACCATGTACAATAATGTTTACAGGAAATATGTTTGCACTTGTCAATGCCATTCCAACAATAATGAATACACTAGATACCCATTTTATATACCATGATAAGTCACCTTTTGGTGTAATCTTTTTATATACTCTAGTTGATTTTAAATCTTTGATTTTATCATCTAGTTTTCTATATACTTCATCTTTTGTCATTTACAAATACATCTTTCATAATTAATTTCACTTGTGTTTCATTATATCGGACAAAGGGTCTGAGCTTTGTGAGTGTGTGTTTAATTTTCGGCCAAACAACTTTCTCTTTAATTTCCTTATCCCATGTCTTACTAAACGATAATATTGTGTCAAGTATGATGGTGGTCTGGATGTGAATTTTCCGTTGGATATGTAATCGTAGAATTCTAGGATGTTGTCCGCTATGTACATCAAAGCCATCATTAAAAAGAATAGACTTGTTGTCAAAATCATTACGAATAGCCACACAATCGTTCCTAAAATGGTAGTCAAAGTTGTCTTTGTATTTTCTATACTTGGTAAAATTTTCAGCACCTTCATTATTTACAATATTCCCCACCCACTTATTGCCATCAATAGCAAAATTACTAACAAAGAAATCAAGTATGTCTCGCTCAGGATATCTTTTAGAAAGTTTATGAAAAAAGTACCTATCTGGCCTTTTTGTAAAGCTGTCCAACTTAGCAGTAACCCTACCTGAATATTTGTGGTAATCATAATCAGAGGTAAAATGATTTTTGACTGCCAAATATGTTTTATATACATCAAATCCACCATACATCATAACTTATATTCAAAATTTTGTGTCTCATCATTTATATGTACCTGTTTAGCACCGTTTTTAATATGAAAATGAGTAGCCATTGGTGTCAATGGTGATAGAGTTACCAATCTTTTTACTTCTTGTTTCTTTGCCCAATCACCTAATTTTTGTATTATCTCTCTACCTGCACCTCTTTTTCTTGACCATACAGTATAAGCAACTGCAATCTCGCCTTTAGGAGTATGCTTATTAATTATATCAACTGTTAGTGATTCTTTATCTTTAAATTCTACATAAGGATATGCAGCTCTTGACATATAATCCATTTCTCTTACAGTAAATGGTACTTCAGGACACATTGCAACACAAACAATTGCTTCAATTTCATTATTATATTTTAAACCAAATATTTTTCTACCATGTGTAATTCTAAATGACAAATCTAATTCAGGTCTGACCGGGTCTTCATTCGTATCAATGGTAGTTAATTCTACTAACTCTGTACCCTTGACCCATTTAAAAAAATCATCTATTGTATTTTTATATTTTTTCATCTAATAATTCTTTCGCACTTATAGGAAAATGGTCTAATAAATGTCTAGCCATTTGTTGAGTTATCATTCTTGTTTCTTCTTGTGAATCTTCTTTGTTTCTTAAATTGCATACACGAGCAAATGCCATTAAAGAACCAGTCCAATACCACTCTGTCATCATATTTTGAGGCAGTATCATTCTTGCCATTTCAGGAGCAATGCCTTCTTCTAACATATAGTTATAAGTTCCTTTGCATTTATCTAACACCTCTGAAATATCAAATTCTATTTCTTTACTACTAGAGCCTTGTTTTTTATTAACTGGTTTACCACGCCATATAAATGGCATATAAAACTCGGGGTCATTATCTACATATCTTCTACTGACTTCATTCCATACTAAACCTACTTGATGTTTTACAAGTTGTCTTGCAACAAACACAGGTGCTTTAATTAGAAATTGTAAGGTAGTGTGGCCAAATGGCGACCAATGGTCATGGTCTGCAAGGTACTTAATTAACTTTTCATCACCTTTGTCAATAACATCTTTCTTCTTTGCAAAAGAAACACGAGCTGCATTTACAACTGACAAATCACTTCCCATTTTATCTATTAATTGTATATTCATTATATTGGTAATGTCCCTTGTTCTGGTATTTTTATAAGGTTAGCCTTTGAGGCTTCAACTTGGATTTTTTCTTTTAGGGCTTTTGAAATCAATCTGCCTACTGATTCGACCTCTATAGTATTTTCTTCACAATACCATAATATGGCGTCCATGTAGGTGATTGGTTTTTTGTCTTTAACAACACCCTCTATTATTAAACTAAATTCTTTGCTATTCATATTATTAATATATCACTTGTTGTTAAAAATGTAAAGCGTGGATTGATTCTGTTACGAGGTACAATCCACAAAACCCTAAGCAGTTATTAAGCTGCTAATGCAAAGTTATTATCGTTTGCGTTTAATTAGCATGAAAGGTTGCCACCTATTAATCTCTTACAATTTCCTCAATACCTGTCGAATCCTGTATCAGCCCCATCAAAACTACATGAAAATTGTCTGTGTTAATCTCTTCATGTAGTTATGGTGGAGCTGGAGGGAATCGCACCCTCGTCCAGCGTATCTACTATAATTGTCGTCAACGACTAATTCTATAATTGTGTGCCAGGTAGCATTAAATCAAAAGACCTATACAACATACAACTTTCCAAACCTGATGGTGCTGTAATAACGGACATTGCTTGAGAGCCATCTTTATTTACAAAGTAAGATACCATATAAACTGGTTGCCCCCACTCTTGAGCGTTTTCTTTTCCTACTGATAAACTCTCTAATATAAATTCGTTATGTGTAAGATATTCGTTTACTGCGTCTGTAGTTCCACAAATAACTGGTAGTTGAGACCATTCTAGTCCCTCGTATTCTGTTGTTGGCTTATGGTCTGCTGTCGCTATACTAGTGAATAGAATAAAACTTAGCAAAAAGGCCAACAACATGTTTTCTTTTAATGTTTTTAACATGGTTGCTCCTTTTAGAGACCATTATGACTTTGCTATGCCTTTTGTCTTCTCTTCATAATATTTATAAAAACCTTCAATTGCCTTGCCAAGTTTTTCTTCGTAATCAGCTTTGTTTTTTACGAATGCCTTAGCAGAGCCATCTTCGCCGGCTTGGAGAATAACAATTTGCTCAATTGGTGTACCAAAAAGTTCTTCGTACATAATCGCATAAGCAGTACATTGAATATAATAGTTTTCATTCCAACTATCTACTCTTTCTTTATTGGCTGTCTTAAAGTCAATAACGGACAATTTACCATTGTATTCTGCAATACAATCAACTTGACCTGCAACGGTCAATTTCTTACTATACATTATTTTTTCTAATGCATGTATATTGTCTATTTGTTCTAGGTAAGGTTTTAGTAATCTAAACATACCTAAAGGCAACACATCACGAATTGATGGTGTTTCACCTTTTAAAAATTGTTCTACAAGTGTATGAGTAGCAGAGCCTCTACGAGCCGCTCTATTCATTTCCCATTTAGCTGCTTCTTCACCAACATTCTTACGCCATGCGACAAGACCTGGTTTTGGAATAGCACCTAATACGGTTGTAATACTTGGAAAGTGTTGGTCATCAACAGCATAGAATCTAAAACCATCAATATTCTTACCTTTGGTTGTAGGAAACTTACTCTCATCTAGTTGTACAAAGTTCTTTGTTGTCATATCAGTTCCTTTTTCATTTTGTATCCATCATTATATACTAATAGAGTCGTATTGGCAAGCCTTAAATGCCTTTTTTGGCATATAAATCATTCAAATAATCTCTACCCGACTTAAACGGTTCCGCTTCTCAGCTAATCATCATCTTAGCTAATTGAGTAGTCTCGTCAACTCGTCTTGTCCAACCTTTACCAAAAGTGTCAAAGGTACTTAATTTCTCGTAATACTCTTGTCTTGCTTCTTGGAAGTTGTCAATTGCTTTTGCTAAACCTGTTTCTTCAACATATTCTCTTAATTTAGCTAATGTATTAGGACCGATACCACCGTCTGCAACAGTACCAATCATTGTCTGTAGATATTTTGCACTACGACCTGGTCCTGCATTAACGCCAAAATCAAAAACGCAAAGGTCTAAACCATTTGGTAGTTCATCACCTTTCATTTTGTCCCAATAACCTTTTTTGTAAATTGGTGCCACATCTTCAACTGTTAAGTCTTTCATATTTTTTTGGCCACCATGTTCTACATATACTCTTTTAGTTACACCAAGATTTGTTTCTCCGCCTGGATCCTTTGGATGATTTACATAACCACCCTCATGGTGTAATATTGTTTCTAAGCACTTATCATAATTTGCTTGCATTTATTTACCTCTTGTTATTTGTAAAAATTTCTCAATCTGTGCCTTAATAATCGGTGTTCTATTAGGCCAATGGATATAAGGTTCGTCACTCTTCATAAGATTGTATAAGAAAGGAAGTATTAATTTCTCTGCCTCTTTAAATCTTTTTGTAACATCTTCACTCTCTAGTGTTTCAGTTACTTTGTCTTTTTCTGCCACTATTTGCATAATCTCATTCATCATTGACTTAATATCACCAACATCTGATTTGACTTTTGCTAATTCAACATTATTAGTTTCAATTACCGAAGTATCTACACTTGGTGTAGATTCAGGTGCCTTACTGACAGGTGTAAAACCCCAAT